AGCAGATAAAAACAACAAAGTCAATTTAAATATCTTCAGATTCAGCAGTATCTTCCTCGGGAGAATCTTCTTCGCTTTTAGCTGCTCGCATATTTGGCAAACGCATATTTTTGTATAGTTCGGCTTGCCTAGCAATTTCTTCAGCATACTCTTGGCTGTGTTGTCTAGTTAAACTTGGAGTAAGTCCAGCTTCCTCCATCAAGTCGTCGCGGATATTTTGATTTTTCTTTTCCATGTTCAGTATCCTAGTAAAAGAATTTGTCACAGCCGCAGTATAGTAAGCAAAGGGATTTTCACTTTTACTTTCGTCAAATTGCAAGCCAATTTGACTTAGTTGCAATATGGCCTGCCCCTTCATCTCCTCAATGTAAGTATAACCACGCCAGTTACTGCGTTGTGCATACCGTTCGCTGAGTTTAATAAACATTTTTCCTAGATTTTCTGTGATTCTGCCGTGATCTTTACTGAACCGGCCACTTTTAATTGGACCCTTCCAGTGGCTTTTTCCTACACAGATCAGTTGATCCTTGTCATTGAATTTCCAATGTTGAAATGGGGGGAAGTTTACTTTTTCGTGACTGTCGGCCGTATTTTTCAAAGTTTTTTTCCTACCAGGAGCTAGCGGAATATGTTCAAACGTCATAATTCTAATTATGATATCAGTTTTGTCAATAGTTTCAATGCCAGGGATACATTCTGATAATTTGATCTTTTTATCACCGCTTAGTCTAGCTTGGCCAAAAATCACCAACCCCAACCGTTTGGCTCGGTAAGCTTTGGCTTCGTCAATGATCACGTCATTAATTTTATCTAAATTATTGACAATTATGTCGTGCTGCTGGTAATTTGTGCTAGTAAAGCTGGAATACGAGCATTTGCTTTGGTGTATTTCTGCTAGCAGGTCTTTGTTATTGAGATACTTTACTTTCCTGCCAGTCACGGCAAAAGATATAGGTGAAGTCATATTGTTGTTATTTTCCTTATTTTTAAGTATAGCATACAACTAGATAGTGTCAACTATTATGATTATCGCAGCACTTTATTTATGGTTAAATAACTGATAAGGAAAACTATTTATGGCAAACCCACCAATTCTTGGACCAGCTTCAACCTCGGACTCGACGTTCTCGCCTGGGACTCGTGGAGAAGATCTTTTCGCTGAAGCCAGTTCCAGTAGACTGGATTCGAAAAACGGCAGTCCTAGGTCTGCCCAGGCTTTAAATGGGGCCAATGTAAAGGCCAAACCAGCAGCTAATGTAAACAGTATGACAAGGAATGGAAAAACTGATCTAAGAACTAAGATCTTGGTGCCATCAGAATACCTTACAAAATTAACATCTGGGCATAACAAAGCGTTATTGAATTTAAAAGGTATTATTTTCCCCTACACTCCCACAATTTCCTTAGAGCACAAAGCTGAATACACTTCACAAAATCCTTTACACAGTAATTATTCTATAAATTTTTACAAATACAGCGCTGTTGGCGATATCAGTATTACTGGTATTTTTACAGTACAGACCGCGGAGGATGCTGCGACATATCTCTCTACGATACATTTATTAAGAGCTTTGACCAAAGGAAGATTTGGTGGCAGTGATCCCCTTAGAGGAAGTCCGCCGCCTGTGTGTAGGTTATGGTCATATGGCACTTTTATGTTGCAAAATGTGCCAGTGGCTATCACTAGCTTTAAGAATGACCTAAATCCTGATGTGGATTATTTTTATTTGAAAGACGGAGTTTTTCAGGAGGCATATGTGCCAGTGAGATCAACTATAGTATTAAATTGCAAACCCATGTACAGCAGAAAAGAAATGTTAGACGCCACTGTTCCAGATTGGTTAACTAGTAAAAATCAAAGAAGTTTGGGGTTATTATAATGGCTAGATATTCTTCATTAAGTCCTTATTTTACCACTGATCAAGTTTTTGGTCATTTGGATGTATTGAATTTCAGAGATATACCTGTGTTGTCTAATGACATTCTATTTACTGTGACCAAAACCTATGAACATAGGCCTGATTTATTGTCTTACGATCTCTATCAAACTGTGGAACTATGGTGGGTGTTTGCCGTTCGAAATCCATCCATAATACAGGACCCTGTGTTTGACATGAAAGCTGGTGTACAAATATTTTTACCCCAGTTAAATGCTATCAAATCTTCGTTGGGATTATAACATGGATGACTATAATGGTATGGATAACAACTCTTCGTCATTTAATAATGCTGGAGTGGACGTTGAAAGAAAAACAAAAAATTCAAAAAAAGAAAATGTACCTGCTAACCTTATCAAAAAATATTTTTCCACAAAACAAGCAGGTACCAATGTTCTTAACAGTTATAGGTCAGTAAGTTATAATTTCACATTGGCTGCTATATCGTCTTACGATGCTAGTCGACCTCAAACATACAATTCCCGTAATCCTAAATTTGTCGTGGCAACTAGTAAAGGAAAAAATAAAAATGACCGCATTAATTCTGGATCAAAAGACCCACTTTCTAACACAATATCAAACATAATAAACCCTGGAAGTAAGCCAAGTTATGATGCGTCTGGCGATATTAAATCATTCAATCAAAATAGTCCTGGTAGTTTCGATTTGTTTATTGACGATGTTGTCATCGAATCAACCTTTAGTTTTACAGATGGTGCAACAACCTTGCCCTTAAAATTTGATTTTGAAATCATAGAACCTTACAGTCTTAACGGATTTATTGAAGCTTTGCAGATCTGTGCTTTGGCCAGTGGATTCCGTGACTATATGAAAGCAAGTTATGTGTTAATTTTGGATTTTGATGGAATTCCTGATACTGGCAGTACTCCGTTACCTCAGCCTGTGCCTAATTCTTCAAAAGTATTTTTTATAAGGATCACGGGTATTCAAGTATCAGTGACAGATTCAGGCACAAGATATAAAGTTTCATCAATAGCTCTTGGCAGTGCGGCTCAAAGTTCAGCAGTATCAAAAATTAAAAGAAAACTGTCCACTAAAGGCAACACTGTGAAAGAAATGTTGAATAATGCGGTGAAGGCACTAAACGAATATTCATCAAATGAAGCAAAATCTTCAAGTAGCAACCCAGCAATATTTGATAGTTATGATATTTTGTTTCCAATATATGATGATAAGGGTGTTATTATACCAAATCGTGATAATAAAATTGCTTCAGAACAGTTGGTGCCTGATTTGGCAGCGACAAGTAGTAATGTTGCTATGACTGAGATTGGAAAAACGCAATCTGCCTATCAACCATTTGGATCTGCATCAAAATCTCCTCCAAAACAAAATTCACAAAGTACTATATCTTATCAAAATATTTCACATTTTGATTCTGGAACTCCAATAACTGACATAATTTCTTCGGTCATTCGTGATAGTAATTATATAGCTAAAATTATCAAGGCGTTTCAAAAAGGCGGTGACGTGAACACTGTGTTAGATTCAAACGGGTTTTTAGATTATTTTGTAATTTCCACTGCAATGATAGCCAAAGATGGCACAAATAATCCTGAAACAAATCAGCCCTATTATACCTATACTTATTTGATTGAGCCTTATAAAATCCTTTACAATATGGCAATACCAGGAGCGGGGAATCAAACCGTTGATGCTAAAAAAATTGAAAAATTTTCTTTGAGAAATTATAGATATTTTTACACAGGATTGAACACTGACATAATTGATTTTAAAATAAATCTCAATCATTTGTTTTTTGAAGAAATTCCTGCAAATATGGGAAACAATGACGCAGATCCTAGCGCCGACTCCGCTAAGTCAAGCAACGGTTCCAATACAAGACTTGCAAATCCTAGTGGGGATGCCAGATTTAAAACATCTCAATATTCCACAGATAATGCCAGTACTATTAATCCGGGTGGCATGCCAAACAGCACTGTGCCTTCTGGGCAAGGATGGCAGGCAATGGTAAAAACCATGCATGAAAAAGTTTCAAATTCTATAGGGCTTATAACCGGCGATTTGGCTATCTTGGGCGATCCATATTACCTAACAGCGGGCTCAACGGGTAATAGTCTAAATAAAAATAGTAAATTTGGTCAGCTTGCCAACGGTCAGGAAGCGGCAACAAGAGCAGGAATGGTGTTGATATCATTAGCATTCAATAATCCAGTTGACATTGGCAAGTCTGGGTTTATTGAATTTAATAATAATCCCTTGCCAATTGGAGGATTATATCAAGTTACCATGGTGAAGAGTCAATTCAAAGACGGGTTGTTCAAACAAAATTTATCAATCCTTAGAGTTCCTGGTCAAACCGACAGTAACCCTGATGTTCCTTCTAAAATTTTTAGTTCCTATCCCAATCCGCAAGATCAAATAGCACAAAGTTCAGGACCCCCGCCGCCATCATATACTGTGACCACTAATGATGGCACTACGGGATTTAGATCACAAACTTTAAATTTAAATTCTATTTTTGAAAATTCAAATACAAATAATCCAGGTGGACTTGGCGGCAGCGACAACCCAGTGTTTGGAGCAATTAATCCTGCGGGAGGACTTCCCACATCAATATATGGCATCGTACCTAACGGGGCCAATCAGTTGGCTACTGGTATAAGAGCATCGGCGTCTGGTTTATATGCTTCCCAAGACGCCAATTTAGGCGATGCAGCTTTGGCATTGGGTGCAGCAAAAATTCTCAATACCTCTGAAAAAACTAATAATAATGTGACAAACAGTTTGATTAATAATAAAAGAACTCTAAAACCTTCACTAAATTCAAATTCACTGAATGCTGCTAGGTCTAGTGGTGCTGGACTAATAAACAATGCTAATAATCAAATTAATCAAGTTATTAACCAATTTACAAATGACCCTCTTGGTTTGTCTAAACTGTTCAATCTGATGCCATCGCGGATATCAGGCATTACAGGAAATTTACAAAGTAAGGTGCTATCCTCTCTTGGCGGACTATCTAATGTGATACCTCAAAATGTTAATTTGAAAACTGCGTCTAATCAAGGAGTTAGAATTGATGGACTTTCTGCAGATGGAATATCCAAATTGCCGCCATTTCCAGCCCCATCAGTTGGAATTAGAAATCCAGGATTTTCAAATAGTAATGATACTGCCGTCAATGCAAGTGGAAGTCCATTAATCAATGGTTCAGGGTCTTCGCAAATTGACAATTATTTTAAATCAGAACGTGAAAACTCTGCATACAGTCTATATGGACAGTTATCAAATAATCCGCTGCCTGTGGAAAATATTTCTAATCCTTTTAATCAAAATCAAAATATATCAAAATCTGTGGTATCTCAATATGGTAGTCGATCAAAAAATGAAATTAGTCCTTTGATCAGTGCGTTAAATAACAACAACAATAGTGATACCAATTTTGTATAATTTTAGGATTAAAAATGCCATTTGAACAAAAAGCCGTCCGGTCTAAACCACAAAGTTCTGGCCCCTTTATTGCTGAAATAGTGAATCATTTGGACCCGTTAAGGATGGGAAGATTAGAAGTATCAATAATAGATGGCCTAGCAAATTCCATCTCTAATCCAAATGAGACATATATTGCTAGATATCTAAGCCCATTCCAAGGCGCAACCTCGGTTAGATTTGAGGGATCAAATCCGGCAAATTTTAATGATGTTCAAAAAAGTTATGGGTTTTGGATGGTTCCCCCTGATGTGGGATGCAGAGTTTTAGTTATTTTTGTTAATAAAGATCCTAACCAATGTTTTTGGATAGGATGTGTGCAAGATACATATCAAAATCATATGATACCAGGCATCGCCGCCAGCTTTAACTCCTACACAACATCAGAACAATTAAAAAAATATGGGCAATCGTCTTATCTGCCAGTGGCTGAGTATAATAAATCAACTAATAAGAATAAAAATCCCAATATTGATAAAAATTTAAAACCAGTTCACCCCTTTGCAGATAGATTATTACAACAGGGTCTTCTATTAGACAGAGTTCGAGGAGTAACGTCTAGCAGTGCTAGGCGGGAGGCTCCTAGTGCAGTCTTTGGAATTAGTACTCCTGGGCCATTAGATCCAACTGGCCCTAAAAAACCAATCAATCCTCGAAACAAGTCATTTGTTGCACCAGTGAGTCGGCTAGGCGGGTCTACATTTGTCATGGATGATGGTGATGTAAATGGGCAAAACGAGTTGGTTAGAATACGAACTAGAACAGGCCATCAGATACTATTACACAACTCTGAGGATTTGATTTATATAGCCAATTCTACTGGTACTGCGTGGATTGAGTTGACCAGTATGGGCAAAATAGATATCTATGCAGCTGATTCAGTGAGTATCCATACTCGGGGAGATTTTAATTTTAGAGCTGATCGAGACTTTAATCTAGAGGCTGGTAGGAGATTTAATATAGCAGCAGGATCTGGAGACGTCAACGTAAATGCTGGACAAACTTTTAATTTATTGGCCAATTCTTTACGAGCAAGATCTTTCTCTGATATTAGTTTAACATCGGATACTGAAACCAAATTGTCAGTTGGTGAAAACTTTGGACTAGCAGTTACTGGAGATACTAATCTTTTAATTGGCGGAACCGCCAACATCAGTGCATTGGACCAATTGAATATTATTTCTGAATCTAGAGTGGCTGTAAAATCAAATACTGATTTGTCGTTAAGTGCAGGTGAAACTGTGACAGTATCTGCCAGTATCTTAGATTTAAATGGCGCCCCTGCAGTCAGTCCATCGACATCAATCCCATTTACAGTTGATACGCCTCCGCCCCTAAACTTCTTTTCTGTACCACAAAATTCGCCAGGATCATGGAATAATAATTACTATTCAACGGCCAGTATCACATCTATAATGTCTAGGATTCCCAGTCACGAGCCATGGGCCCAGCATGAAAATAGTAATCCCAATCAATTCAATTTGGCCAATACAGATGCTTCGATTGGCACTACTATACCAGGAAACATCGGAAATCCAAAGCCTGTATTTGGCAAGGTTCCAACATACAAAGTTGCGGGTACTGGGGCTTCGCCAACATTTGCAGGCCAAACTGCCAACACCACTCCTTCAACTAGTTTCTTGCCTGAGGTTACTGACAAAGATAAAGTTAAGGCAGCACAGTCGGCGCAATCTGGAGTTAAAGGGCAGGAAGCTCTTAAGAAAGCAGCGTCACAATTGGGCATGAATGAAATACAAGCAGTTGCCAGTTTGTTAGGCATTTGTGGCGGCGAAAGTTTGTGGAAAACTGTGACTGAAAACTTTAATTATAAAGACTCAGATAGATTAATTGAAGTATTTCCATCAATATTCAAAGGCAACCCCAGTTTGGCAGAACAGTATGTGGGTAATCCAAACAACTCATTGCCGGAGTTGTTATATGGATATCAAAGTCCCATTGGGAAAAGACTTGGTAATACCCTCCCGGGCGATGGCGCCAAATATGTTGGCCGAGGATTTATTCAATTAACTGGTAGAAGTAATTATGCTAGGTATAGTCAATTAATGTATGCTAACGGGTTTGTACCAACTCCTACTACGCTTTTGGATCAACCCGAATCATTGAACACGTTAATTATTGCTGCACAAGTCAGTGTTATATATCTTTTAGATAGGGTAAAAGTTCCGCAAAATGATCCTGCATATTTTTCAGCAGCTCTTAAAGCAGTGGGATTTAACACTCCGGATAATTTAGCTAAAAAGACCAACTTTTATCAATACTTTTTAGAGCAATTAGAGCCACAGCAGAATGTTCTTAGATCAGGATCAGGGGAAATTGTAAGAGATTCTCAGGGCAATCCAATTCGAATGGGCAGGTTAGATTAATAAATATTTGACTATGACATATAAATCCTTAGAAATTACCAACGCTTCAACTGTCCAAAAACAGCCTGTTAAAACCAGCCAGTTCTACAAAGGGTTTTCTAGTGTTGATATAGCAAACACTGCTAACAAATTATATGACATAGATATAATTAGACAGGATCTAATTAATCAATTCAAAACTAAAAAAGGTGAGCGATTAATGAATCCAACTTTTGGTACCATCATCTGGGATGTGCTGATGGAGCCAATGACTGACGAAATTTATGATTTATTGTCTGAAGATATCACAGCGATTTGTAACAGTGACCCTAGGGTGGTTCCAACCCAAATAAATTTAAACGAGTTTGAAGGTGGATACTTAATTGAAGTGTCTATCCAACTGGTGGGCACGGATCAATCTGCAAACTTAAGATTGGCATTCAATCAAGAATCTGGGTTGATCATACAATAATACACGCAGTTTACTGCCGCTATAAATAAGGTATACAATGAAAATACCATGACTATACCAGCCACCAATTCAAAATTACTTGTTGCCGAAGATTGGAAAAAAATATACCAATCTTTTCAGAATACGGAATTTCAAAGCTACGATTTTGATACAATCCGACGAATTCTAATTTCCTATCTTCAAGACAATTATCCAGAAGATTTTAACGATTTTATTGACAGTAGCGAATATGTTGCACTTGTTGAATTAATTGCGTACTTGGGGCAAAATTTAAGTTTTCGAATTGATTTAAATGCTCGAGAAAATTTTTTAGAAACTGCACAACGTCGAGATAGTATTTTGAGATTGGCACAGCTAGTTAGTTATGTTCCAAAAAGAAATTCTGCATCTAGTGGGCTTTTAAAAATATCAGCAGTGTCAACAACGGCAAATGTTTTTGATCAAGCAGGCAATAATTTATCAGGGAACACTATTGTTTGGAATGACATTACTAACATCAATTGGTATACTCAATTTATCAGTATTTTGAACGATGCAATGCCAGGTAGTATGTCTTTTGGTAAACCAAACGACTATGATATTATTAATGGAAAACAAACTGAGCAATACGTAATTAACACAAATAACTCTGATGTCCCTGTATATTCATTCACTCAAAATATTAATGGAGTTGAGATGGTTTTTGAAATTGTGTCTTCAACATTTTCAAATCAAAATTACATATATGAAGATAGTCCTAAACCAGAAAATCCTTTTAACATCATATATCAAAATGATAACCAGGGATCAAGCAGTGCAAATACTGGATTCTTTACACTTTTCAAACAGGGTACACTGGCACTAAGCGATTTTGAATTAAACAATTCAGTTCCAAATGAAATTGTGGGAGTTAATGTTGAAAATATTAACAATAATGACGTTTGGTTATGGCAGTTAGACGCAAACGGAAGATATTCTGAGCTATGGCAACAGATACCGTCAATCAGTGGCAATAACATTATCTATAATAGTGTACAAAAATCTTTTAGGAATGTGTACAGCGTTACCACAAGAGATCGAGACCAAATTGATTTAAATTTTTCAGATGGAGTTTTTGGCAATTTGCCATTTGGACGTTTTCAACTTTTTTATCGTCAAAGCAACGGTCTTGCGTATAATATAACTCCAGATCAGATGTCAGGTATAAGTCTAACTATTCCTTATGTAGATAAATCAGGAGTTAATCAAAATTTAACATTAATTTTAAATTTAGAATACACAGTAAATAATAGTGCTCCATCTGAAAGCAATCTTTCAATACAGCGTAAGGCTCCCCAAGCGTTTTACACTCAGAATAGGATGATCACTGCTGAGGATTATAATATTGCACCTCTAACTTATACTTCAAACGTTTTAAAAATTAAAAGTATTAACAGGGTAAGCAGTGGTATTAGCAAGTACTTTGAACTTAGTGATGTCAGTGGTAAGTACGGAAAAACTAATATTTTTTGTGATGATGGCATGATTGCAAAAAATGTCACAAATTCAGTATTTTCCTTTAGCTTCAATAACCAAAATGACATATGGTCATCAATTAAAAATTACCTATTGCCTGCAATATCTAAATTAGAGCTAAATTCCTTTTACATAGACACATATAGAAAATATAAACCTGTTAGTGTGAGTGTTGATGATAAATTCACTTGGGTGTCAGTCAATGTCATTACTGGTCAAAGTCGTGGGTATTTTCAGGGCCCAGTTTTTAACATAAACAATGACTATCAGTTAATTCCCTTCGCTGTTAATCAGCGTCCAGCGAATTCCAGCAATCCTTTATATTATATAACTCCTGGAGCTTTGATAAAGTTCCAAGCTCCAAATGATATTGTTGGAAGACCCCAATATTTTTTACCTGATGGAACCCTTACTATAACCGAAAGTTTTAATACTTCAGAATACTGGTGGTCCACCGTTCAAAAAGTAATTGGCACAGGTAACAACAATGGCCTTGGAGCATTAGATGACGGCACAGGCCCTATTATTCTATCTAATGCAATACCTAATCGATGTGCCGTTGTTGAAATTGTTCCGGCGTTTTCTAATACTTTGGATTACGGGATTCAGTCAACTATAGTTGATTTATGTCTAAGTTATCAAACTTTTGGTCTTAGATTCGATTCCCTATATCGACAGTGGGAAATAATTTACAACGGAAATCTAAATAAAGTTAACGATTTAACTGATCAAGGTTTGTCTAACATGTTCTTATATGAAGGAGACAACACCAATGCTAATAGAGACTCAAGTTGGCTAATATTGTTTGATTTATCTGGAGAAAAGAAATACTCAGTTACTGATAAATTAACTCAATATATTTTTAAGAGTGAATCTCAAACAGGATTTTATTTGGGAAATTCTAATGTTAATTTTGATTACACTAACAACACAGTGGTCAAAGATAAAATTACTGTGCTGTCTATCAACTCCCGAGCCGACAATAATTCCAAACCGCTTAATATAGATTATGTTTGGCAGGTAACTGGTTCTATTGTTGAATCTGACGGATATATAGACCCGTCAATAATTTTAATTGGATTTTATACTGGAAACTTGCCAGGAAATTTGATAAATGCCACAGTGAATCCAGATGCGTTTGATACTATTATAGGTGAAGGAAATAATTCAATTTTAATAAATGGTAAATCCTATACTGGAAGATCAGGATTAAAGTTTCATTATGAGCGTAATCCCTCTGATGATGTTCGAGTTGACCCAGCCAAAAGTAACATAATTGACATTTATATGTTGACTGCAAGTTATAATTATGAATTTAGAAATTGGTTAACAACGGAAAACGGTATGATGCCATTGCCACCAACAACTCAGTCTTTAGAAAGTAATTATAGTTCAGATTTGGAACCTATCAAAGCAATTAGTGATCAAATAGTATTTCAGCCAGGCTTGTATAAAATTTTATTTGGAAATTATGCAGATCCAGCCCTGCAAGCAACATTCAAAGCAGTTAAAAGCGAGTACAGTACATTAAGCGATAATGCAATTAAATCTAAAATTTTAGAAGGTATAAATCAGTTTTTTGATTTGGAAAATTGGGATTTTGGGCAGTCTTTTTATTTTAGTGAACTATCTACCTACATAATGAATTTATTATCGCCAAATATTACTAATTTTTTACTAGTGCCAGTATCTACGAGTTTTGGAAATTTATATGAAATATCATGTCAATCAAATGAAATTTTTATCAGTGGTGCTACTGCTGAAAACATTCAAATAATTTCAGCTGTTACCACACCTCAGTTGACCAACGGAAAATAATAAATGACAACGGCAACAATACAATCAGTTAATCTTTTACCAATATATTTTCAAACTGACAAAAATTCTAAATTTTTGTCTAACACCATTGATCAGTTAATTCAGCCAACTCAATTAGAACGGCTAAATTCGTTTGTTGGATCAACTTCAACACCCACATATAAATTGAGTGATTTTTATGTACGTGAATCTGAGCCTTTAAGACAGGCATATCAGTTAGATCCAGCTTTGGTAGTTTACGATATTGAAGAGACTGTGCAGTCATTGGTAACTATTAACGATTTATCTAACGAAATAAAAATTAGGGGAGGGTATTCTGATAATTTTGATAGACTATATGGAGCTGATGTATATCCCTACTACCCTCATATTGATTTAGACAAATTCATCAATTACCAAAATTATTTTTGGTCTCCAGATGGCTCGTTTTTAATCACCATTGGCGAAGATTTTCTTGATGTTGATAATTTAATTTTAGGGCTCGAATCTGCATCAGTTCAAGTCAACGGGCAGTCAGTTTCGTTATTAAATGGCATGCTAGTGACCTTTACTGGCAAGGGAGTTGACCCTAAATATCAGTATAAAGAATTTTATGTAGAGGGAGTGGGCACCTCAATAACGCTTGTTGATACAAATAAATTAATCGTTCCTGAAAAAATTACAGAATTGGTCAATGATCAATATGACAGTCAAGGTTATGATTTTTTAGGTTACGATAGTGACACTAGATATCCAAAAATTCCAGAGTATGTTACTATTAATAGGGCCAGTTTAGACGGCAATCCTTGGTCAAGATATAATCGTTGGGTTAGTCTTGATGTAATAAAAGCTAGTTCGCTATTAAATAATTCAGAATTAATTACTCCAATTTCTAATAGAGCCAACAGGCCAATTATTGAATTTAACAAAAATTTAAAACTCTATAATTTTGGTTCTACTGCAATTGAGCCAGTTGATTTACTAGATCGTGTTGTAGAAGATGCATTTAGTGTTTTCCGGATCATAGAAGGAGCTGTACTACCATCTGCATCTACGGCAACAACTGGCATCTTTATTGATGGGGTTAGGGTAGAATACGGGAATCGTGTGATTTTTACTGCTGATAAAAATCCGTTAATTAAAGATAAAGTATTCATTATCACATTTGTTGATTTAGGTGACACCAACGAACCTGCGGTTGCACTATATCCAGCACTTGATGTTCCTTTGGCGGAAGGATTGTCAGTTGTGGTTAAAAAAGGAAAGATGAATGGTGGCTCAAGTTTTTGGTTTAACGGGAATGACTGGATACGTGCGCAGCAGCATACTCAATTAAATGAAGCGCCGTTGTTTGACCTTTTTGACTCCAACGGCATTAGTTATTCAAATTTAAATTATTATCTTTCTAATCTTTCTGGAAATAAAGTGTTTGGATACGAAATTGATCCTATTAATCCACCAGACAAAATTTTAGGATTAAATTTAGCATATTTAAATGGCAACCTTACTTCAAGTATTTTATTTAAAAATTATTTCAGTAATGGAACTATAAATTTAATTAATAACTTTGGTGGTAATTCTATTATTAGGACTGATCAAACTTTTTTAAAAATAGATGATCAACTTGTTAATATTTGGCAAGGATCTATCAAGCCAAAGATTGCAGTTAATACTAGTACTGGATATTATGATTTGCCACTAAGCCTTTCAAATAATCCATTAAATGCCAGTTTAGATTCTTTTACATTGGGTGATTTATCAAATCAAAAGTATAACACTGGTACTCAATTAATTATAAATTCTAATCCTATTAGTTTTGCCATGATGTTTATTGGTAAAAAAGAACATAGTGTTATTAATGCAATAATTAACCAATCTCAGAGATATAATTATTTTAAAGAATCGTTAATTAATTACCTTTCGTTAACTAGCTTCACTAATAACCCAGCAGAAGCTCTTGATGAAATTTTGCTAAAGATTAATGAAGGAACACCATCGGAAAGTTCTTTTTATCTATCAGACATGGTGGGCCATGGTCAAAATAAAACTGTATTATTTCATAAAGTTGCATTTGTTGAAACTGAGACTTATTTAATACCAGAAGAATTTTCTTTAAAATCAATATCTAACAAAAGTACATTAGTTTATATTAACGGTCTGCAATTAACATACGGCATTGATTATGAGTTTGATTCAATTGATCCTTATGTTTATTTTTTAAAATCATTAAAAATTGGTGATGATATTAAAATTGTTTTTTATAATGATACTAAAAAAAGTTTTATACCGCCAACTCCTACGAAATTAGGTCTATATCCTTCATTCATTCCTAAAATTTATTTAGATAATACTTATGCGACACCTGTGAATGTTATTCAAGGTCATGATGGTAGTATAATTGCAGCTTTTAACGATTACCGAGACGCAATTTTATTAGAATATGAACTACGAGTTTTTAATAATCTAAAGGTATCTTATCAATCAGATTTATTTGATATACACAAAGTTGATCCGGGATTTTGGCGAGATAAAAATGGGATCAGTAATTATTCTTTTTCTGAAATTACTGCTATTTTACAAAAAGATTTTATCAAATGGGCAACTGATTATGGTATTGATTATACTGCTAATAATACTTTTGACTTAACAAAACCGTTCACTTGGAATTATGTTTCGAATATAGATTCGGTCAAAGGATCTGTCAGATCGTTATTTAAATATTATTACGACACTGACAGGCCACATACACATCCTTGGGAAATGTTGGGATTTAGTATAAAACCTGTATGGTGGGATTCAAAGTACGGTCCGTTACCATACACAGCTGGCAACCGAATAATGTGGGAAGATTTATCAGCAGGTAGGATCTTAGTTACAGATACTGGACCAATTATTAATGAATTTTATGCTAGACCAGGATTAATGGATCTAATCCCAGTTGACAACGAAGGTGCTCTGTTAAACCCAGCAGTTATTGGTTTGGCAATTAATACCAATCAATATTCAATGGATCGAAGCTGGGCTGTTGGTGACCACGGACCTGCCGAAACTGCATGGAGAAGAAGCAGTTATTGGCCGTTTACAATTCAAAAATTATTAGCACTAACTTGTCCTGCATCGTATTGCTCTTTGATGTATGACCCGGCAAATATGAAAAAAAATATTTTAGGTCAATGGGTTTACGGTAAAAATGAAGTATTTTTAAATTTAAAACAAATTCCAATTCACGGTGAAAATGATTTGCCAAATGACAGTGGCTACAGTGTCATTATAAGTGAAATTGGTAAAAAACGTGATTTTGATTATATATCAAAACTCAAAAGCGATTTAAATTATTGTAATTTTAATCTAGTATACAAAGTTGGCGGATTCGTAGGCAAAAACACTTTGCAGATTTTTATTGATGCGTACGAACCTAGTACCAATTCTCCAGAATCTTTATTGCCAGATGATGACTATATGCTAACTGTCAATGTTAGCAACCCAATTAAAAGTGCTAGTATTTCTGGGATAATTATTCAAAGAGTTTCCAAAAATTTTGTTGTTAGAGGATATGATCAAGATTTTCCGTATTTTACATACCATCCCCCAATCAAGGCCAACTCGTCATCATTGAATACTGTGGGCGGAACTGCCAGTGAATTTGTTGATTGGTCGTCATCTATATCTGATCCTTTATCTACTACCTATTATCAAAAAGGACAAGTCGTCAAGTACGGCAGCAAGTATTATCGAACTCTAGTTTCCCATCAGTCAGGTGAAACTTTTGATACAACACTATTTTCAAAGTTATCATCTCTGCCTATATCAGGTGGGGTCACTGTTCAATCAGTTTCAAATTTTGATAAAAGACCTGTGCAAGTACCCTATGGTACTACTTTTACGAAAATTCAGGATGTTTATGACTTGATTGTAGGGTATGGCGATTGGTTAGTTTCTCAAGGGTTTTACTTTAACCAATTCAATATTGATCTACAATGTACGGTAGATTGGAATTTAAGTGCAAACGAGTTTTTATACTGGACTACTCAAAATTGGATAGATAACAGTATTATATCAATCAGCCCATTTGCAGATCAAATTTCATACTATACCAACAATTCAGTAGTTGATAATATTTTTAATGATTTTTATGGGTATAATTTTTTCAAATCAGACGGAACTTCTTTTGACAAATCAAATCTGTTTATCACAAGAAGTGACAACAATTTTATTGCCAAAACTATCAACACCGATGATGGTATATATTTTGCAAAGTTAAATTCTATACAAAAAGAACATGCTATAGTTTTTAAAAACACTACTATCTTTGGGGATATTGTATATGATATCCAGACAGGTGAGCGACAACAGAGAGTAAAATTAGTTGGTTTTAGAACTGCTAATTGGAATGGCGGGTTGACATCTCCTGGCTTTATAAATGATTCTATAAAGATAAAGGACTGGGAGCCAAATCAGCCCTATCTTGCCAGCAGCATTGTTAGATATAATAATTTTTATTATAGCGCTTTTAAAAATATCAACAGCGAATCTAGTTTTGATTTTGTTAAGTGGAAAAAACTTGAAAAAAAGCCAAACTCCAAATTATTTCCAAATTTTGATTATAAAATAAGTCAATTTAATGATTTTTACAGTCTGGACATTGATAACTTTGACGTAGCACAAAAACAATCTGCTCAAAGTTTAGTAGGATACGGTCCTAGATCATATCTTGAAAATATTATTTCCAATCCCATATCTCAATACAAATTTTATCAAGGATTTATCAAAGAAAAAGGTACTGCGAACACTATTGCCAAGTTGGTCAATAAGCAAGATTTTAATAATGAAATAAGATTTTATGAAACTTGGGCTCTGCGGGTGGGGCAGTATGGCAGTTTTACTTCGTCTCAAGAATTTGAATTTCCGCTAATTGAGGGAACTTTTCTTGAGAACCCTCAAATTGTAACATTTACAGAACCAAAATCTACTCGTGATTACTCGCCAGTTTATTATATTAATCCGTTGAATTTTACAATTTACCCAAGTTTGGGAGCAATTCCTAATATAAAAGCCACAACGTCAACAAATATATTCCAACTTATGAATGCTGGTTATGTTCGAATCGATGATGTTGATGCAACAGCATATAATTTGAACAGTTTACTGGATGTCGCAAACAACCGTGAGTTACTGGAAGGAAACACTATTTGGTTAGGATTCAAACCAAATGGAGATTGGGACGTACTAAGATACTCATTGTTCTCTTCTGATATTATAGCTGTGGATTTAGACGAAATCTATAATAGTGTGACTGTTACCACATCTCTGCCAAATAAATTATCCAAAGGGCAAGTTATATCTATTGTTGGTGTTAGCAATTCAATTGACGGGGTTTATGTCATTGAATCAAAGACGTCTCCAACACAATTTACTGTGATCAACAACGACGCATTTGTAAATGATCAAGATTTAAACTTTCCTGGTTTTGTTTTTATCTTTGAATCAATGAGATTTGGAAATTTTGATCTTATCTCAACTGACGAAAAATTATACAACTATGATATTGGTACTTATTTTTGGATTGATTCTGGAAACAATACCAACAACAACGGATGGGAAGTATATAAAAAAGTTTTAAATTATCAAAGTTCTAAGTTAGTTGGGCGACACTCTGCGTTATCTCAGGGCTTTGGATATCATATAAGCACAAGGAATAATAGTAATATTCTTGTAGCTGGGGCACCAATTTATTCGGCGCCAGGAAAATCAGGTGCATTTTTTCTTTATGATAATAAAAAAACAAAATTAAGTGAAATTTCGTTTTTTTCAATGGATAATACCGCTGGTAATAATAACAAATTAGGATACGCGGTATTTTATGATGACCGTATTTTTCCTAACTCAAATTTTGGATTGGTGTTTGCAGGAGCTCCTGGAGCATACAATAATAGCGGAACGGTGTTAATTTTTAGTATTAACGAAATTTACGATGCTAGACAGCAAGGCCAGTTAACAAATCCAAACAGTAACTCAACAGGAACATTTGGGGCCAGTATCTTTGTTCAACGAAATACTGGAACAAAACAGGTATTAATTGGGGCTCCTAAAACAAACCAGGTATACTCCTATGTGATTACCTCTACGAATGCAGCAAATCTGCTAATAAGTCAGCCAATTTTGACAACGTCAAGTGTAGCTTTGTCAACTGATGCACAGTGGGGTTATTCAATTGTTGGATCAGATAATGCAAAATATATAGCAATCAGTGCACCTTATAATGACAAAAAAAATGTTAACTCTATAGTTGCTAATAGTAGTACATCAGTTTTTGATAATATTGGCACGGTGTCTGTGATATATAATTCAACTGTGACACAAACTATATACAGTCCGTTTGGTGATAATGGAAATTTTGGATTATCAATGGCCATGAGTCAAGATGGATCATACCTAGCAGTTGCCGCACCAAATACTCTAAATAATAATAATAGTTATGGCGCAGTAGCAGTCTATAACACAGGAACTAATGGAAGGTATACACTAACTCAAATTTTGTATAATCTTGTTCCCAACAGTAAGATGTATTTTGGCATGTCACTGAGCATTAACTCTTTGTCAAATGCTTTGGTAGTATCTGCTCTAGGCACGAATACTACTGTGATTACCACTTTTGATACTTTTACTACTTTTGATTTTGATGTAACACGATTTACTGAAACACAAGATTATTCGGGCACTGTGTATCTGTATAATCGAAAAAAATCAAGATTTGTATTCAGCCAGGAAATTATTGATAGTTCTGAATCAGTAAACACTTTAACCAACTTTGGCAATTCTATTGCCGTTAGTGATGATTTAATATTTGTGGGATCACCGTCCACTTTGAATCAAACCACTGGTAGCATTTTTACATTTTCTAAAATTGATCAAACTATTGACGGACTGGAACGGGTTCGAGTTCAAGAAGATCTAATAACTCCTAGTTCAATTAATCAGATACGACTAATCGATACAAAATTAGAAAAAATTATAAATTACTATGATTTTGTTGATCCTATCAAAGGAAAGATTTTGGGAATAGCTGATGAAGAATTGACGTACAAGGAATCCAGCGACCCGGCAGTATATAGCATAGGTAGAGAAGGAGTCACTGTTAATGCGAACCTCAGTTGGATTGACCAACAAGTAGGGCAGTTATGGTGGGATTTAAGTAACACAAAGTTTATTTGGTATGAACAAGGGGAAATAGAATATCGTAGAAATAATTGGGGAAAATTATTTCCAGGAGCAAGTATTGACATATATGAGTGGGTGGGGTCTGATCTTCTACCAAGTGATTGGAGTGCTCTAGCAGACACTCAGGAAGGGTTGGCAAGAGGAATCAGCGGACAGCCTAAATATGTTGACAATAGTACACTGGCGGTCAAACAGATATACGACAACATAACAGGAACTTTTGGTAATGTGTACTATTATTGGGTAAAAAATAAAATAACTGTGCCCAATGTTAAAAATCGAAATACAAGTGCATTCTCTGTGGCTAGGTACATAGCCAATCCTACAGAAGCAGGAATACAATACGCCGCATTCATTTCAACAAGTTCTTTGATGTTGGCCAATTTTTCCGCAAAATTTCGATCAAATGAAATAAGTTTAAATTTTACAATCGATAACACTAATAATAAAGTACAAAAGCATGTTGAGTGGCAATTAGTAAATGAGGGAGTTACGCAAGATCAAATACCATCATTGTTGGAAACTAAAATGATTGATAGTTTGATTGGATATGACAGTGAGGGTAATTTAGTACCTGATCCTAAATTGTCTGATAGATTAAAATATGGAATTGGAATACGCCCTCGACAGACTTTGTTTAAAAATAGATTAACGGCGTTGCGTAATATTGTTGAATTTGCTAATGGAATACTGCTCAATACCCAAGTTGTTGGTAACTATAATTTTTCAAATTTAAATGCAGAAGAATCATTACCAATACCAACAACGTCATCTTGGGTGGTGGTTGAGGAAGTACTGGACTTAGATAACATTGACACTTCAGTTGTGAATAAGGCGTCAGTAATTTCAGATTCGTACCAAAATGGCAATTGGTCGGTGTACCAGTTTGATGGAATAAAATGGGATGTGGTTCAAACTCAAAGTTATAATACCAAATTATATTGGGAATATGTTGATTGGGTAAGTCCTGAATTTAATATCTATAAAACAATATCTCATATTATTAACGATCCTTATCAATTGGGGGCCATAACTTCAACATTTGGTCAGTATATAAAAATTAATAATAGAGGCGATGGAAGATTTGTGATAGTTACTCCATCAAAATTGGGAGATTTTGGAACTTTTGGTAATAATTATGATATCCTCTTTATTCAAAATGGAACTATACAAATTAAAGATATTTTATGGAGTTACATTTACGGATGGGATAGCAATAATGCGTTTAGTCAAGGGTTGTTTGATCAAACCCCAAATAAGGAAATATCTTATATTTTATCTGCTTTAAAGAACGATTTATTCATAAACGATTTATCAAAAAATTGGAATTCTTTATTTTTCAAAGCAGTTAAATTTGCGCTATCTGAACAGAAGTTCGTGGATTGGGCGTTTAAAACTTCTTTTATTGACGTAATCAACTATTCAGGAACATTGACACAAACTTCAGTCTATAAGTTACAGGATGACACATATTACGAAAAGTATATAAATGAAGTCAAACCATATCACACTCAGGTAAAAAGGTTTACTGCCTCCTTTGACAGTATTGATATTTCTGACACAACAGTTACAGATTTTGACTATTCACTGGCTTATGATTCAGTCAGCAATCAATTTGTTTCAAATCCAATTCCAATTGAAAATTTTAATTTTCCTGAAATTTATAACTCAAGTACAGGAGTAGTCATCACAGAGTTTCTCCCACTTACAACAAAATTTGTAAATGTTCCTTGGAGAGAACTAACTAATAAAATCTTATTTGATAGGATAACCACTCAAGATCAAATTGGAAATTTAACAGTGGTTGATCATTTTAATGGAGCTGTTAATAATTCCTTTTTTGAGTTAAGTTGGGTAGCCGACACAGATAAATCTAAAATTTTTGTATCCATTGATGGCATACCAGTATATTCTTCAGGGTTTGAAGTTCTATACGATAGTAAGCCTTACATGGGATATACCAAGCAGTACAGTTATTTAAAATTATTACCTAATTCAGTGCCGTCAATTGTATCAGATAATACTACGACGTTTACATTATCAGTAACTTATCAAAAAAATCCAATTTTGATGTCAGCATCTGAACGAATTTATAATTTATATAATCCCACACCTGATATGTTAAAAAAGGATATAACACAGCTGATGTCCGGGGCGGTTGATCCACGAAAAGTGATTGGCGGCCAATACGAAGGCACTGGGTTTGGAAATGTTAATTCTGGTATGGTATTAGACAGCATGATAAATCCTGGAATTTCTAGGACTATCACAGTGCCCAATACGGTTACTGGCATTGACAATATTACGGAATTTTATGGAATAAATGGTGTTGTAATAACTGGTACTAATGCAAGTACAATTACCATCAATGTTTCATCGTCAACTGTGACTATTGTTGATATAGATGATAATGCAATCACTGGTCAATATACTTCATCAAACGGACTTCGGTGGAATTTTTCTAAAGAAAGAACTATAGTTTATCCGTCTACAGGATATCCCACATGGATTAATAGTGGCCTATCTGGAAGAGTTGGTGGATTGGGCATTAATCCTAATGATGTTATTATTGATGGATCTGTTAATTTTATACCTACACAACCTAATCAAGCTCCTGAGGAGTTGGTGCCAGGCGCGGTTGGCGATTCATTAGCGGTCAATGTTTATACAAAATCTGCATATCAATCCCCTACAATTTTTAATTCTAGTAAAAATATAACTAAATCAACCTTAACGTCTGTGATAGAGTTATCAATAATGCCGCCAACAACTTCAAGCATTGTGGTAACTTTTAATAACAGGGTGCTTAGTTATGTCAGCACACTGACTAATTTAGAAAATTTTCCGTCATTTAGTATTGATTGGTCTGCAAATCAATTAATATTGCCACCACAAACAGCTTCAGGAATTTTAAGTTATTTAATTTTAGGCGTGGGTGATTCGAATCCAGTTGGGTTAGGTATGGTTGATTCTCAAAGCGTCACCGTTGATATTCAATTTACAACCAGCACTGGCAAACTAATAACTATGGTAAATTATCGTGATGTGGGCAGTGCATATGTCACAGTTGACGGAACTCCAATTGATAATATTTCATATCCTATTGTCAGTGGTAACCCGGTGTTTTATTCAATCAATACTGCAAGTAATAGAGATAGCAGAGCTGTAGTTAATGTACGTAATTTGACAACTGGTACTCATTTAATACAAGCATGGATTTTCAACTCTACAAGTTCGCAGTTTAACAAGATAGTTGAACAAAATTATTACGTGGGTGATACCCCTGTGTTTGTAAACGATGCATCTGGATTTGCTACTGGGATACAATTAACAAGGAACCCGATGATTTTTGGCCCCATGTCGGAAACAATTGTTGAAATAATTCCTGATGATGGGCCTAGGGTAAGACTACGACCTCCACATTTTAATTATTATAAAGTAACAAATACTAACATTTTTGAAGTTGGATATCCAATTGTTGCATCTACATCTTCATTTGTAGTTGACACAGTTCAAGGTAAAAATATTCGAGTTTATTTGGATGGTCGACAATTGGCGTACGGCAGCAATAAAGATTTAGATTATTATATTGAGAACAATCTAGTCTATATAGCTACTCGACCTATTGTGTTTGGTACGGAACCTAAAATTGGTAGTATAATAGCTATCGAAACCTTTTACTATAATGAAATCAGTAATTCAACGTCAATTACTGACGGTTCGGTGGAGTATGATTACGATTACTTAATTACAGGCGAACAAGCAATTGGATATACTCTGTTATTAACACCAAATTACAGTTCCATAACAAGTTCTACAGTAAGAATACTCACATTTCATATCCAAGATAGTCTAGGTGTTATATCAAAAAAGTTTTTAGGAAACCCTTCACGAACTTATACATTAGACTATCCTGTGTTGAATTCAAATTATTTGTGGGTGCAAGTCAGTTCTACTTCTACTGGCCTACTATCATTGACAAACGGGCTTGATTATCAGGTATTAGAAGACAATTTGACTGTGTTAATTGGTGATAATATTAATGCAACGCCAGCAGACACTGTGTTTATAAAGAGTTTTGCTGATCCAAACAAATCAGAAAAAACATTGGGATATCGAATCACCAAAGATTTTTTAGGTAAGACTTCGTTTACTAGATTATCAAATGATGACTCCACATATCTAACTCAACCTTTAGAGGCAGGTGATGAACAAATTCATATAGCTGACGGCAGTATTCTAAGTCCTGCTGATGACAACAAAAACGTTCCTGGCGTGGTATTGATAGCTGGTGAAAGAATTGAATTTTTTAACAATATTGATAATGTGCTATCTAATTTACGTCGAGCAACTGGTGGAACTAGTCAAGCTGAGTATTTGGAAATTGGCACTTTGGTTATGGACCAGGGAAAAAATCAAATTATAAATGAGTTTCCCGCAACGCCATATTCGGATGTTGTGTTAATTCAGAATACTTATACTAGTTCTGTGTTAGAAAACACATATACTATTAGTACAACTACTATTTCTACTTGGATTAATCCAGTTACTTCATCTACTGTAAGATGTGATGGTATTACCCTAACGACTGCAACGGCACCATTGCCTTTTGATCCGTACACTGGTAAAGTGACATATAAGGGAAGGATTTATCCTATATCAACGTCTAGCATAAATGCAAAAGATCAAATTGAAGTCTATTACGGCGGGTACCTATTACGCAAAGATCAATCTTTTTATCATGATACCACAATATCCTATGATGGTATATCCATTGACCAAATCAAAGGTGAAGTCGCATCCGCTAATGATTTAGCCACAAAAACACCGTATTTGGGGGATGCCTATATTTGCCAAGATACTAATCAAGTTTGGGTATCAACAATAAATCAATATAATTTATACGGTGTTCCTTCTTATGTATACTCTGGATTAAAGCGAATTCCTCCAGATTTTACTATAACCACAGCTACACAACGATTGATTTTAAACACGGCTACGGTTAGTATTCAAACAGGCACGTTGTTGACTGTGGTTAAGAAACAGGTGGGGTCATCATGGAACGATATTGTATCAATCAACACTTCCAAATCATTACTAGTGAGTACTGGCACAATTGCTCAATTCTTAAATTCAGGATTAGCGCTGTTACCTGCAAAATATTTTTATGAGTCGCCCCCGCCTATAGTTGGATCTAGTGATCAAACGTTGACATAAATATTACTATGGAAAAAAATAACTATGAATAACCCTAACGAATTTTGTCCAATAGCAGTGCAAGGACATGTTAAAATTTATGATCCAGTGACTAATGAAGTTTTTCGAGATCAGCCAAATGCTATCAATTATGAAAATTTTAGTATAGCACTAGCCCAAAGCTTGTCAAATCAGGGAGTTGGGATGATTGAAGGTATGGCGTTTGGTAATGGCGGATCTCGAGTTGACGCATCTGGCATCATTACTTACCTCACTCCCAATGTAATTGGCACCACTTCTGCACTGTATAATGAAACCTTTTACAAGGTGGTAGATTCTAGATCATCTGGAAATAATTTAAATCCAGTTAAAAATTTTATACAATATCGGCATGTTCCTGGAGCATTTTACAGTGATGTTTTAATAAGCTGCTTGTTGGATTTTGGCGAGCCCAGCGGCCAACAAGCATTTGATAATGCTGTGAACAGTGACGGGACTTATATTTTTGACGAAATTGGAATTAGAGCTTACGGGGAAGATGGTACGGGGTCAGGTTCATTATTAACCCATGTAATTTTTCACCCTACTCAAAAGTCATTGAATCGTCTTTTGCAAATTGATTATACCATTCGAATACAAAGTTTAGCTACTGGAGGTGGGCATTAATGACATACGCAGTAACATACAATGACGGTAGTCCTTTACTGTTAGTGGCAGATAATACTATTGACACTTCTAGAAGTGTGACCTTTATTGGAAGAAATTTCCAAGGTTACGGATTTTATCAAAATCAAAATTTGGTTACTTTGTTAACTAATTCTGCTAGTCCTGATTATTCTAGACCATTAAATCCTTTACAGGGACAGATATGGTATGATGCGACTAATCAACGATTAAATATTTATGATCCAAACTTTCGATCGAACGGTGGATGGAAACATGCCGGCGGAGCATCAATTGATTCTAGTCCTCCTAGTGGAGTTGCTGAGGGAGATTTCTGGTATGATGTAGAAAATCAAACTCTAAATCTGTATGCTGAAAGCGGGTACTATTCAGTTCCTACGTATCCGCGCAATGAGCCTACTGGATGGATAACTCCAAGCACTTCCATATTTGATAATGGTACAACGCCTGTTACCCATCAAGTAACATTCCTTCAAAATTATGGCGATGTAGTGGGAGCCCTTAGTAACTCGTCTTTTATAGCCAGCGGGTCTGATAGTACTTATAGATTTCCGTTAGCAGATACAAATGCGTACTCTATACTACAAGGGTTAAACATTATTGGATATGTGCAAGCTACTGGTGGTTTAATTTTAAATGAAGCTCCAGCAACATCAACTTCGGCAGGAATACCTGGCCAAATTGCATATGATGTCAATTTCATCTATGTTTGCATAGCTGAAAATAACTGGAAAAGAGTTGGATTGACTGGATTTTAACTATGCCTTATATATTAAATTTAACAACAGGAAGTGAACTAATTACGGTCAAAGATGGCACCGTTGATAACAGTACTAGTCTTATTTTTATTGGAAGAAATTTTTCTGGATATGGGGAACCATTAGAAGAAAATTTTGTTAGACTATTAGAAAATTTTTCCTCTCCAGGAACTGATAATATTCCGTCAAACGAAAAATTATCTAACCCATTACAAGGTCAATTGTGGTATAACAGTAACAAAAAACAACTGTATATTAGCTATGATGGATCAGAGTTTAAAGGCATTGGTAGTATAACTGTTGGGAATCGTAATAGTGTATCTAATCCGTCGGATGGTGATATGTTTTGGGAAAACGGTGTACTTTACGGTTTTCAAAAATCTGCGGGTGTTTATTTAAACATTGGGCCTGCTAATGGTAGTCAGTTTAGTTCATGGCTTTATGGTAGGACATTATCTACACCAGATGAGTTTCTTTATCCATCAATTGTTGGGTTAGTTGGCGATTTACCAGTAGTTGCTTTTTCAAATATTAGTTATATCCCAGCAAATACTAAATTAATTGAAAATAGCACACAGGATTTAAATACCTTTACATATATCAAAAAAGGAATAACATTACCAAATGCTAATCCAGTAACCGGAATTTCATCAACATCCACAACTTCGGGATATTTACTGTGGGGCACTGCTGCTGATGCGTTGTCTTCAAGAAGTATAAGATTAACACCAACAGTTTTGCCAGATAATAGATTTTATGTACCGTTATCAAGATCATTAACTGGTAATTTACCGTTAGCATCTACTTCTACTTTTTATTATAGAAACGGCGTTTTAAATGTTACTGCCCAATCTGCCTTTTATGCCGACTTAGCTGAAAGATATGAGGCAGATGCTGTATACGAACCAGGCACTGTGTTAATTATTGGCGGGGAAAAAGAAGTCACTGTTACCACAACATTTGCTGATACGCGGGTAGTGGGCGTAGTAAGTAAAAATCCAGCATATTTAATGAATAAAGACGCTGGGAATGACGAAACTCACCCTGCAATTGCCTTAAAAGGTCGAGTTCCTTGCAAAGTTACAGGTTATGTTAAGAAGGGCGATCTAATTGTAACCAGTAGCGTGGCTGGATATGGATGTGCAGCTAACTCTGTCTTTGGTGGCGCAATAATAGGAAAAGCCCTGGAAAATCAATCCGAGGGCTTTGGTGTTATTGAAATTTTAGTAGTTTAAACAGCCATTGGGGCTTTGATAGCTTCGTGGTGTTGATAATCCACTAATTCAATATCTTCCATTTCAAAATCCGTAATAACTTGTATAGATGGATTCAGTTGTAGTGTAGGCAATGGCAGCGGATCCCGACTCAATTGCTCTTTGACTTGATCAAAATGATTGTGGTATATATGAGCATCGCCAAAACTAATTATCAAATCTTCAACTTCCAAGTTACAAACCTGTGCAATCATGTGTGTAAATAGTGCATAACTGGC